AAGTCGAGCCCGGAGACGCGGGGCCACGTTTTGTCGCTGCGCGCTACAGCAGAGCCAACCTTATTCTTGATCGGCCCGTCGCCGGGGTGCTGGTAGTAGTAATGATAACCCCTCGTGGTGCGAGCCACGACGGGCGAGGTGCATAGACCCATCGCTTTAGCAGAGTCGAGCAGGTCTTCGCTGTCGATGTCCACGACGACGTAGCCGCTGTCGGCCCCTGTTGGACTGCCCCACTCGCTGTCGGGCGCTTGCTTGGCCCATTCTTCGAGCTGGTGTTCGTCGGGCCACTCGGTTTGCCATCGCTTCCAAGCAAAGCGCGGCTGTTTCTTTTTGGTCGGATGGTCTTCAGGGTAGGTCGGAATGACCTTGATGCCCATCTCGGTCAGTTCGTTCGCGATGTCATCCCAGCTCATACGGCGGCACCTCGCTCTACGAACTTGGTCCAGTCGATCCGGGTCTTCGACCAGATCACCGTCAGATCATCCGATCCAATCCGATTTTTCTTAATCCAATAGTACACGCCAGCGCGTGTGCGTCCCGTGAGGCTGGCCACGGCTCGTGCCCCACCAAGGCTGTCGATTAACTTTCTCACGTTTAGAATGGGTTGGTCGCTCATCGTTTTTTTCCGATTGGTTGTTTAAGAGGTGTTGACTATCTCAGTCTAACTCTTTAAACAAGTCCAATCTCTTCCAATCGGAAAGGACAAAAACGAGAGAGCCAATGACACTTCCAATTTTTTCGACCAAAGACATCGCCAAGCTCGAGCCGACTAAGACCCTGCTCTATGCACATCACGGTTGGGGCAAGACCACAGCGTGCATGCACTACCAAGAGCACTTCGGGCCGGGTGTTATCATTTCAGGTGAGGGCGGGCTGAAATCCCTCGGCGCGAGCAACATCGACTTCATGCCGTTCTCAAGTTGGGACGGCAAGCACGACCCCGAGGCAGGCAAGCTCTCCTTCGTGGGTATCACGAAGATCATGCAGACCCCTGAGTTCAAAGAACGCGGCTACAAATGGTGTGCCATCGACAGCCTGACTGAGCTGAGTGAGCGCCTGCTGAACCACCTCGAGAAAAAACACGAGGGGAATAAGAACAAGTTCGAAATCTGGTCAGACTACAGCCGCGACATGCTCGGGGCTTTGAAGTGGATCAGAGACAAGAGCGACATGCACGTTCTCGTTACCTGTCTGGCCAAGGAAGAGTCCGATAATGACGGGCGGACCCAGTATTGGCCGCTCGTTAAAGGTAACGCTGTGGCGAAGCATGTCCCCTCATTGTTCGACTACGTTTTTGCGGGGGCCAAAGAGATGGACCCCGGAAAAGATGGCACTGCTCCTCGCGTGCGTCGCCTCGTCATCACAGACGAGGTCAACGGCTTCCACGGCAAAGCGCGTGACCCGCACAATGTCCTGAAGCCAATCGAGGAATGCTCCAACATAACCACGCTGCTCGACCGCTTGAGCTCGGCAGCACAGTAGAGAGAGACTGATTGAATGAGTTTTTTTGATCTTAACGCTGAAGGCATCGAGCTTGGGGGCAGTGAGCTCCTCAAGCCGGGGATGCACAAGGTCTCCATCGAGACTGCCATGTTCGACGACGCAACCAAAATGCTGAAGATGCGGCTGAAAAACGAGAAGGGCTCAGCATTTGTGAACATGCGCTTTGACCCCGAAAAGCCCAAGCAAGTCGAGTTCAACCGGAAGCGCATGCTGATGATCGCCACGGCCTTGGATCACCCAACGCCCAAGCAATTCGCGAGCAAGGGCGTGGACTGGTACGTCGGCAAAGAGCTGGTTGTTGTGCTCAAGTCAAATGAGTACAGCGAGTTCCCCGAGCTGGCGAACGTCATGCCAGTCCAGTCGCAGGTGTCTGCCTCGGCTGCTAAGTTCGACGACGACATCCCGTTTTGATGTCAGCCCCTTGGGAAGAAGACGAGATTGCTCCATCCAAGGCTCCCCAGCCTTGGGCTGAGAGCAGCGAAACTGCTCCGGTCAAGACCTCACAGTCTTGGGCGGAGGAGGTCGTGCAGGCTATCGACACCGCCTATGAACGCAAAGACGGGGGCAAACCCCGCTCGTACATAGGCGGCTCGATGGTCGGCAAGGACTGTGATGCCAGCGTAGCCTTCGGGCTGCGCGGGTTTCCCGACAACGATTTCCCACCTCGAGTTCGACGCATCTTCCGTGACGGTCACAGGATCGAGGAAGACGTGATCTTCGACCTGAAGAAGGCCGGGTTCCAGATTTGGGATCGTGGGACCGACGGTCGCCAGTTCGCCTACCACAGCCACGGTGGCCACGTTCGCTCGAACATCGACGGCAAGGTCGAGGGGCCAGACGGCGAGGTCTACTTGCTAGAGATCAAGTCGATGAACGACGCGAGCTGGAAGAAGTTCGTGAAGGTCGGCGTCGCCAGTAGCCACAGCCACTACGCAGACCAGTGCCAGTTTTACATGGGCGCGAGTGGCATGCGGAACGCCCTGTTCATCGCCTACAACAAGAACACGTCGGACTATCACGCTGAGATCATCGCGTTCGATCAGTTCCGATACGAGGGGTTGCTCGCCAAGGCTGAGCGCGTACTCGAGAGCGGCGACGGACGCCGCATCACAAACGATGGCCCCAACTTTTTTGGTTGTCGCTTCTGCTCCAAGCGGGACGCCTGCTGGGAAGGGCTGGCTCCTGAGACAGTGTGCCGAACCTGTGTCCACTCGAAGCCGACAGGCGAGGGCGCTTGGTTCTGTAACAAGCTGAAGGAAGTCCGCGACGACCCCTGCGACCACTACAAAACGTGGGCACCCGGAGACAAAATCTGATGGCAAACTCGATGGACGACCTCGGCAAGACCGGGGTGAAATTCGACAAATTCAAGAACCGCCTCGACCTGCTGCCGACAGATGCCCTGCGCGAGATAGCGCTGGCGTTCACCTATGGCGCGCACAAGTACGAGGACAGGAACTGGGAGCGGGGCGTGAACCACAGCCAGCTCTACAGGGCCGCGTTGAACCACCTTATGGCTTGGCACGAGCGCGACGAGTTCGACGACGAGACCAGCCTGCCTCACCTCGCACATGCAGGGGCGTGCATCCTCATGCTGCTGTCCATCCATTTACGCGGAGCCGGAAACGATGACCGACCAAGCCCACCCGACCGAAAACTCGACAGCAACATTAGCATCGCCGAGCTCCATCGAGCAGCCGAACGAGCCCGAGATGAGCAGCGCACCCGAGAGCGGAACGTCGCTGACAGCATCACCTTCGCCAGTGGTGAGACTAGCGGCCATGGCGTTTGAGGGTGGCAAGGAGGCGGAAGGCGACCTCGGCACGCCGACAGGCATTGGCGCAGTCTATGCGCTCGCGGCAGCGCTTGGCGAGGTGGTCGCGGCAATCTCGTCGGAGGACGATGAGGCAGAAGAAAATTTCCGACGCGCTCTGTCCGTCAGTCTCCACAGGCGAAACGCCGTAATGGCGGCTAAGCGCACAGCTCTTTGACCACGAGGTTGTGGGCTAGGACTTGGCGCTTGGTCTCGAACGTGTCCTCTGGGGCCACGTAGATGTAGTCCCAGCTACCGCATCCAGCCCTCGTCGTGCAGCCGCCGATCAACAGCAGCAGCAGAATGGCCACGAACAGCACTGCGAATAGACCGAGCGGCTGCGGCCCCTCGGAGCTCTTGCTGCTCAATCCGAGCCATTGTCTTAGCTTTTCCATTTTGCTGTCCTCGCATGTAGATCAGCACGCCGAACACGGCGGCGAGACCGACTAGAGCGGTGGCCGAAAGATTGACCACCGCCTGAAACATTTTCATCATCATGATTTTCCGTATCCGCTTACGCTCGAACCGTAGCTTTTGACGCCGTAGCTGGCAGTTTGCTTGCCTTGCTCTTCGGTCTCACCTGCGACAGCGTCCACTACGCCCTCACGGAACGGTCTCATCTGGCCCGCCACCGGAATGCGTCCGGTCACGGTGCGCACTGCCGTGCGGCGCTTGGCTTGGCCGTCTGGGTCTGGGATGGACAGGACGCCAGTGGCGACCTTCACACCATCCAGAACAGCCGAGAACGATGGACCCATCATCAGGCTGGCGATCCGCTCACGACCGTAGGCGTCGTTGTCGAGCTGAGCTCCAGCGTCGTAGGTCATCTGCCCAAGCAGGCCGAGGCCACCCGAGGTGAACAGGCCGGAGAGGTAGTGGCCCATGAAGGCATCGAAGGTCTCTTGGTCCTCGAGGATGCCTTTGACAATGAAGTCCTCGCTGAAGCGCTTGGAGGCCACGCGGAAGAACTCGTCGTCGTCCTCGCCACCTCGGCCCATAACCAAATCCTTGGTTGCGTTTGCGCCCATACCGAACAGCGGAGCCAGCACCATAACGCCAGCAGGCCCGAAGTATTCGGCTGCGGTCTTGAGGTCGCCCGCTCGGATGGCTTCACGCAGGCCAGAGCCAGTGATGATGCCGTCGTCCTTGTTGAACAGCAGGGTCGAGACCAAGCGCTCATACATCATTGGGAACGACTTGAGCTGAGCCACCGTCTTGAACCATGGGCCATTGTTCGCCCACGAAGGGAGCTGGTTCGGGTTCGGCGCAAAGATTGTCTCGCTCACGAACTGGTTTACTGCGTTTGCCACGGCAGGATCGTCGAGCTCGAAGGTGTCCTTGCGGAAGTCGAGACCAAAGTGCGCGAGGTAGCGGAACGCCTTCTTAAAGGCGGGGCTCTGCTCGGCCATGGAGGCGCTCTTGTTGCGCAGCTTAACAGCCTTAGCCTGCTCGGCCTTAAAGCTCTCGAGGCCGATGAGCCCGGAGATTTGGCTGTTCATGTTGGTCCAGCCTGTCAGGCCCGTGCCACGGAAGAACATGTCCTGCATCACGTCGATGCCGTCGCCCGACATCTCAGTCAGACGGGAGGAAACCACGCCGTCCATGCCTACGCCGATACGACGCAGAGCCCGCTTGGTCTCATTGTCCTCTGAGGCGACCGCCTTGAGGTATGTCTTCCACCCCCGGACGAACGCCTTCATGTCGCCCGTGCGAAGCAGAGGCATGCTGAGGTCGGTCAGGGAGGTCAGG